CGGTCACGATTGGGCTGACGACCATGTTAGTGAAGCCAAAACTAGTATGGACCAAGTTTTTGATTTCATGATGAATGAAACAAAGAAACAAGAATCATATGTAGATTATGAAGATATTCAGGAGGGAAGAAAAAAAACTGGAACAAAATTATGTGCAAGAGGTAAATCCGCAGCAAAAGCAAAATTCAAGGTTTACCCCAGCGCTTATGCAAACGGTTATGCGGTTCAAGTGTGTAAAGGAAAAATGCCGGGTTTAGATGGTAAAAAACATTGTTCAGGTGCCTATTGTTAATTTTTAATAAGTTCCCTATATTTGTCACATGGAAAATAAAGTTGTGGGATATATCCCTCGTCTATTGTTCAAATTATATCTGAATCTTAAAGAAAGGTTTGACCCTTCATTCCCAATACCTGAAGAGGAAAAAATAACTATCGAAATTTGTAAAAAATTAATATCAGACCCAAATTCGAAACTTACGTTTGCACCAATCTCATTTAAGAGGTTTATAAAAAATGAGGAAAAAAATATGTTTATTGTTATAGAAAACCATACAATAAACTTGATAAACCACGTTTATAGTTATTCAGTTTACCTATCAGATAATAATGGTTATAAAGAAATTATTCAAGATTTTGATAAGGTCCTCGAAGGTGAGAGACAACTTTTAGAAGATGAAATCAGAAGTAATATTCAACACTCCTTAAAAACTATTTTGAAGAAGTTGGATTAGTGTTCTCTCTCAATACTTTTCTAATCAAGTTCTTAATTCCCTCGTTTCTCGGCTTATAACTTGTCATCGTAGGTGCGTTACCAGTTCCTGTTTTTGGTTCAGTTTTTTCAGCTCTCCTCTTTTGTTGACAAGCAGACCTTTTTTCAGATGCACTCATTTTTGCAGCAACACCAACTGCTCTACATTTTGGGTATCCTTTATCTTTAGCCTCAGGTCTACCACATGGAGGGTGTTTACCATTTTCTTTTCTACAAATATTGACCCAAGGACCTTTAGGTTGTTTACTTCCTTTAGGTTTTTTCTTTGTGCCGAACCAAACTGCTAAATCTTCATTAAGAAACTCCTCTTTCAATGGGAGACCATTCATAGTAGGATTAATTGCAGAACCTTCTTCATCATTTTGACCTGTATAAAATTGTTTCAAATATTTTGAAACTGCAGATAATTTTTTTGTTCTTCTTTCAATGGCAGTTCTTTTTGCTGGTGTTTCTTTAAAATCCCCATCAGCCTCTTCATACGCCAACTCTGCATTTGTATAATTATATACAGGTTCAACAAACGGACTTAATTGTTCATTTTCCCAATTCTGAGGGGCTAACACAACAGGAACTTTAAAACTTCCCGAACTTCCACCACCAGTCGCTTCTTTTATTTGTTTTTTTTCCATCACTATTATATTTTCATAAATATCATATAATCTTATTATGGAAGACAAAAAACAACCAATTGGGGAATTATTTGAGACAATTTCTTATTTTTCACCTACTGACATATCAAATCTTATAGATGGACTTAGCGAAGAACAATCAGTTTATATGATTGGCTTGGCAATTAATATGTGTTATCAAAAAAATTTATTCACTTTAGAAGAGTCCGAAATAATTTCAAAGTCATTACGTGTGTTGAACTCAAGTCGATTACCCAAATAAAAATCTAAGAATGATTTGAAAAATTATTTTGATGGAAATAATAATTTCCATATCTTTGTAAAAAATCATATCAATGAAAACATTACTTTTAACTTTAGTATTATTCACATCTATCAATTTGTTTGCACAAAAAACCGGAAAGATATTTTATCAGAATGTTGATAGTGTAAATAAATCGAAACAAGAATTTAAAACTTTAGGGATAGAAATAGATTTCGCACCAAATAAAATTGATTTACAATATTTCCCCAAAATTCAAAAAGTGATTTTTGATTACAAAGAATATTTTCAAAAATGGTATAGTCAAGTGGATGGAGTATATTTCTTAGACGATGAATCTTTCTCAAAATTAGATAAAAGAAACATGTCTTTAAAAGATATTGAATATATCCAAACAAAAAATGAAGATTATAAATGGGATGGGGAAAAACCATTCGAAATACCTCATGTCTTATCAAAAATATATTTTACAACATTTGTTACAGAATATTCCGATAAATTCATTTTACAGATAAAAGTTGCAGAAGAATTAAAAAAATAAATTATTTTATTTTTTGAACACTCAAAGACACAACTCTTTGTGTTCTATTTTCTTCTTCACTTCCACATGTTCCTATAGAACCTTGTGCAATAACTTCAAAATTAGCGTCTTTTAGTTTTGGAATATTTTTAATCAAAAAGTCTTTCAAATGCTGTGCTCTTGCTTTAGTTAAATTGAGATTACCAATATCAGACATATCAGCGTTTTTATCAACTACTACGTCAGGATATGTCGTTTTATCATCTTTCCATTGTGTTACTCCTTGTCCCTCAATGCTTTTAGCTCTACATTTTGATGCTGAAGCTTGAATTATAAATTTATAATTCGAAATATCATTTCCATTTACAAACTTAACAAAAGCTTGGTATTCAGGCTTTTCTGTTGTAGATGCGTTAGGGAAAGAAATATTATCACCAAAGTTATCACCAAAATTTGATGGAGGAGGAGGTGGTGTTGGAATTGGTATTTTATTAGGTGGTGGTGTTTCTTTACCTTTTGGAATTGCAAAAAATCCAAAGGTGGTTGGAACTACTAATCCAATATACGTATTTTTATTAATAATTACATTATACCTTGGCACAAACTCAGTTTCTTGATTTAAAGGAATATCTTTAAAATCTATCACTCCTTCTTGTTCATAACCAAAAGACCAAGTATTGGTTGGACCTTCTTTCTTTACAGGAGCAATCATGAGATTACCTCTGAAAATAACTCCATAGTATAAATAAAGCTCATCTTCCGCAAGTAATGCATTTTTTGTTTTATTATTATATTCAAAATTCCAATTATAATTTTTATTTCCTGTTTTTATGAAAGAAAATTTGAATTCATTATTATTCACATTTTTTGGATTCCATACAGGTAAAGGTCGATTTAATTCAACTCTGAATTTAATCGGCATATTCTTAGAATCTTTTTCAGCTACTTCAGCAACATACACATTATTACGGTCAGTCGCAACAACAACATAAGGTGAGTCCCAATCAAATGGACCACTAACTTGTGTTGATTTTTCAGGTTGGAATACTAAATAAATAAATTTGTCATTCTTATCATTACTACGAATGACATTTTCATTATCCTCAGGGTTTATTTCTTGTTCCTTAAGGAGATATAAATTTTTTGTTGCAGATTCATGAAGGTTTAATATTCTATATTTTTCTTCACTACTAATATTCCATGTTTGCTTTATCATGTTAATAAATATATCGGGCATAAAAAAAGGTCCCTTTTGGGGACCTTTTTTGTATCGTCAAAGAATAAATTATCTCAATTCTTTTAAGTCGAATGTTCTTACGCCATCAACTGTGATTCTACCGTAGAATCTGTTGTTCACCATCTTCTTAGCGTATCTAGTCATGATACCTTTGATTGGAGTGAAGTTGAACGGATTGTACATTGTAGGTGTAAGTTGTAATGGAACGTATGGTGCGTAGATGTAACCTGTATCAAGTAAAGACGTTCCTTTGTGTCCCAATAACACTTGGTTTGGTGGGAAGTAAGGGTCTCTATACACTTGATATCTACCAGCTAAAGTACCAACTCTTTCAATACCCATGTTGTATTGGTCTTGTTCAGGAGCTGCGTTTGATACGTGGAAATATTCCAAATCATCAAAAATTGCACTGATTTCAGAAGAAACAACAATCCAGTTAGCACCACCTCTTAAAGTAGACTTATGGATTTGAGCAGAAACTTGGTTGATTGCTGTGATAAGCGTTTGGTTCCAGTCTTTTTGAGTGTAAGGAACTGCGTTAGTACCTAATCTCTTCCAACCGTTGTAATCCCATCTTAAGTTCCATGCCGCACCTTTTCTAAGGTCTCTTAAGATTTCTCTATCAATTTCAGCCGCAACTTGCTCAGACAATAAAGCTGTTAATTCAGCTTCAGCATCGATGTTGTGGAATGCCGCAACGTCTTGTGCCATTTCAGGAGACCATTGTGCTCTTAATTTTCTTTCAGTTACAGAAACTGTTACTGATTGAAGGTCGAATGACACCTCACCAATTTTATCTTCGAATTCTAAGTTCTTGTAAATTCTATAAACTGGTGTAAACGCTTGGTTTGGTGTTGTTGTTGAAGAGAACGTTGAACCTGTGTAACCGTCGATTGAACCACCGCAAGAGATACATGCAGGAACTTGTAAATCTACTTCAAGATAGATTTGTCCTTCAACATCACAAATGTTGTCATATTGACCACCACCTGTTTTTGATGTAGGGAATACTAATGTTGAGTTGTTATTACCGTATTGAACGATACCTTTACCATATCTTTGAGTTACAACTCTAAATAAGTAAGGACCGCCACCTGCAGTATTTACGTTTGTACCAACAGTACTACCGTAGATAGTCAAATCAGATAAGAATGATTCGTTGTCGATTGGTTGACCATCAGGACCGATTAATTTACCAGCACCATCAGATGCGAAACCTGACATGATAAGTAATACTTTTCTGTAGTTACCTTCAGCATAAGCGTAAGGGTCAAGGTTTAATGTTACATTATTCCATTGTGCAGTTACAGCAGAACCTGTTACAGCAGAGAATGAACCTTTAGAATAGTCATATAAACCTGGTGGGTCTAATGCTGGTTCTTCACCTTCATAGAACTTGTCATACAATGTTCTACCAGTGTTGTAGTTATATCCAGCGTTTGGAGATAACGGTCCATTAGGTGCTCCATAAGGAGAATAGTGAGTTCCTTCGTTTGAATTGTAATCACCACCTGTTTCATAGTTCTGGATGTTAGGTACGAAGTAGAACAATTTACCGATTGGTAAGTTCATAGCTTGTACTGATACGATATCGTTTGCTAATAATTTAGAGAAAACTCTTCTAACGATAGGGAAAACCACAGTTTCGAAAGCACCTGTATCTGAAGTTGTTGAAGCTTCGTTGATAAGGTATGACGCTTGGTTTTCATAAAGTTGTGCTACGTTCTCTCTCATGTGACCTTTAAGACCCTCTAAGAATCCTAATTTGTCCCATTTTCCGATTGTGTCTTCTTTGATAACTTTAAGGTGCTTAAGACCGATGTTACCAACAA